CGCAAAAAAGAAATCGCTAATCTGATTTCTAAAGCGCAAGAAGCAGTCGAAAAAGGCGACCTCGAAACTGCTCGTAACTTAAAAGCTGACATTGACGCTCAGAAAAAAGAGTTTGAAGAATTAGAGCAGCTTTCAAAAGAAATTGAAGCATCAGCACCTAAACAAGATGAACCACCTAAAGATGAGGGCGCAGAAGTTGAAGATAACAAAGATGGTAATTCTGGAGAAGAACCAGAGAACAAACCTTCTGATGATGAACCAGAAGGAAATTCAGATGAAGAAAAACCTGATGATGCACCAAAACCAGATGAAAAATCTGGAGAAACACCTACTATTGAAAAAGTAGAAGAACCAACAGAAGAATTAGAAAAAGAGAAAAACAAAAAAGAAGGAGCGAAACGTTCTATGGCGAAATTAAATCAAAACCCAGAAACAAACGAAGAAGTTCTAGCATTTGAGCAATACATGAAATCTAAAGGAGCGAAACGTGACAACGTTAAATCAGATGACGTTGGCGTAACAATCCCAGAGGATATTAAATACATTCCTGAAAAAGAAGTAAAAACAGTACAAGACTTATCAGAATTGGTACAAAAAACTTCAGTATCAACTGCAAGTGGGAAATATCCGATCTTAAAACGTGCTAACGCTAAATTCAACACTGTTGCTGAATTAGAGAAAAACCCTGAGTTAGCTCGTCCAGAATTCGAAACAATCACTTGGGAAGTTGATACTTATCGTGGATCTATTCCGATTTCACAAGAAGCATTAGATGATTCAGTTGCTAACTTAACTGCTATTGTTTCTGA